TCGAAAGTGGCCTCGAAAATACTCGCGCCTACAGCATTTTCAAATAACGTGCGCCCCTCCGTAGTCGGAGTACCAACCGCGATATTAAAAGCACTCGGCTGATTAGGCACATTGCCATACGTCTGAATAGCAGTAGGTGGCCCAACTTGTCCAAATGCCCCCGGAGCACCCTTGCCCGCCGTACCAAGATTTGATCCTGGAATAAGAGAAAACCCAGCAATCGCAGCCGCGACTGTAGTTCCATCCCACGCCTGAACAAACCCAGCTACAAGCTCTACGGGGGTTCCCATTTTAAAAGTCTGCCCCGCTGCTTCAAGTTGAGCCGAAGTCAATGGCGTAAGACCTGTAGTAGTCTCCACCACGGAAATCGGCTGATGATAAGTAAGATTCGGTCCTGCCATAGTTAAAACCTCGCTGTTAAATTGTTACGTCTGGAGAATAAAACTCCATTTTATTTTGCGTTTTCGCACCCTGATAATCATTTCGGCTATCAGATTTTGACATAAACTGTTCTGCACCCCGCGCTGCACGCTTGTGAATCTCTGTATTCTTTGTAAGCCCCACAGCACGCTCATGCGCAAATCGTAATGCCCTGTAATATGTATCCTTGTCGATTTTCATTGCTACAACATCGTTAATTGAATAATGCCCATCTGCATCAAGAGAAGGTTGAATTGCTTTCTTACTCGCCTCATCATGCAAATCATTTGGCTCGATATAAGTAAATCCCTTACCCATAAGCTCACCGATTCGCTGTGGATTTTTATTTACCCATCGCGGTTCATAGTTAGCATCTTTAAGTGATATAGCAAGCCCATCTGCACTCATAAATGGCTTAGCTTCAATCGGAAAATCAAGATCATATACTTGATCGAGAGTTACTTTTGAAAAATCCGTAATCGGCGCTGCGCGTTTTGGAAGAACCTGTCCTGCTAATCCCGCATCAAATTTCGCTTCCGCAATCTGCTTACGCACACTCGCTTCAATATCCTGCGAGAGTTTCAAAACATCCGCGGCTGTCAATGGTTTATTCGCATCATCGACTACGAGCGGCGGTTTAACAAGCACATGCTTCACAGTAGCTGCCGCTGCCTTCAAATCATCACCGCGCAAATCCGCGGTGATTTCCTCGACATCTTGTTCGTTATTAGACATAAGTCATCTCCCGTTTACTAGCTCCCCACTCTTTCTCGCTCATGCCAAAATTCTTGGCAATCTTCTTCTCATCTTCGGTGAGTGTTGCAGAATCCTCTCCAGCTTTTCCGCCACTTGGCGCTCCTGTAGAACCGCCCTCGAAAATTCCGCTTGTGTTGCGAGCTTTGATTTTTCCCTCAGTGATTTCCTTCTGATTATCAAAGCAAGCAATCTTATAGCAATTCTCAAGCGAACCAGAGTTAGAACGCTGTGCGAGCGGAAGAGTCTCAATCAACGCATCCGTACGTTCTTTTACTGCGCCGTGATAATACTCTTTCTCTCCCAGTGTCTCACGCTTTGCTTCCCGCGCTGCAAGCATCATCAATGCTCGATTCGTTCCCTGCAATTTTTCATCAATTGCAGATTCAGGATCAAGCATCATTCGCTCACTAAAATCTCCCTGCTCTTCTTTCTTAATAGCAGCCAGACGCTTAGCCTCAGCCGCAGCACGTTCCGCGCGCTCAGTCTTCATCAACTCTGCCATTTCCTGCATAGGCTTCAATGCTTCCGCTTGTTTAGTTTCCAGTGCGGTAAATTTCTCGGCAAGAGTCTTATCAAGATTCTCCTGAAATTCCTTTGGCTTGAATTCTACATCTTCAAGCCCCGTATTGTCGTCATCCGCTCTGGGTGCTAACGACCCATCCTTCTGTCTAAACCATCCCATAGTCATCTCCCTACTGCTGATTTTGTACTACTTTAAAAGCATTCATAAAAGCAACTAAGCCAATAATATCATCATATACTTGTAACTGCCCCCGGAGATACGCCTTATCCTCCGGGGTTGCAGCCTGTTTATCAAAGAAATCATCCTTATACTGATCCGCTTGTGCCAGCAGGTACTCCAGCAGAAATTGCCCCGCTGGTAGTTGGAATAGTGCCTTGATTGCTAACTTGGCCCCCATTAGTTGCTTGAGAGCTTCCTCCTCCGGGAGATTGCGCACTTTGGGATTGGCCAGGAGCGCCTTGCTGTGCATTAGATTCATTTTGTCTCCCTTGCTTAATAATCGAAGGAACTGGAATCAACCGTGCTGCATCATCGTGACCAAAATTCTGTACGATTTCTTTATAAAGCGATTGCTTTGCACGAAGCACATCTATGTAATAAGCACTCAATTCAGGCGGTATTCCAGGAGTTCCAAGTGCTTGTACCATCTGAGCATCTTGCGTATACAGCTGTGTAAGCGTTTGAGAAAGCATAATATCATTCTGCTTCTCTAATTCCTTATTCATCGACGCCGTAGACGCGCGTACCGATAGACCAAGTTTTCCAGATTTGATATTCTCAAACGCATCTCTAAGCGCCTCTGCATTATCACCGAATTGTCGCAGCTTTTTTCCGAGACCGAAACTAGCATACATCTTTGCGAACTTGGTTCCCGCCCTGCTGTGAGCACTTCGCATATCGGACATACGCAACCCAGTTCGAGAATTCTGCTGTTGTAGGACTGCGAAAGTCCCTTGGCTGCTATAAATTCCTCGTTTGCTATTGACAATCCCGCCACCTGTGCCTCCTGTAGCTGGATCAATTCCGGTGCGTTCTTTTACAAGAGCGAGTGAGATATTCTCGCCATCCAGATTATCAGCTTGCGGATTTCCAGTGTCAATACGATCTATTTCGTCCTTGTCCGCTGGTATTAAAATACCCGGATAGAATTGAAGTATCGAATGCAACTTGCTGTTCTTATTAATACGAAATGCTGTACTGTTTGCAAGCGTCTTCGCATTAATTCGCTGTCGGTGTAATTCAGAAATCTCATCCTGATACGCTTTCAACATCTCAGCAAAACCATAACCATAATACTGGTCATCGTCATATGCGAGCTTCGCATCCTCGAATATATCCATATTATCTGGATAATAATTATAGAATGCTGCTAATCGAGTCTTGCTCGTTGGATGGTGCAAACATACAAGTCTAAGATTCTCCCCATTATGCTGATACCGATACCAGCATTCATAAATATCATACTCATCAGAAAGAGAGCCGGAACCAGTATCTTGCAAGCCTTGATTACGCTCATTATAATTCTGAAGCACATCTGACTGTGAGCGATCTGGCTGTGCGATAATCCTATCTAGCTTGTCATCATCAAAGAATTTAAGCGCCTTCTTATCCTCCAGCGTCTTCCGCGAGCATGTCATTATGTGACATTTAAACTTAGAATCCTCAAGTTTCTGATATGAAATATCCGTGAGAAATTTATTTAATGGCACATTTTCAGGTCGTGGGCCATCGAAACGAATAACATCTTTCGTCTCATATTTTGCCGCTGGTGAATCTATATCTCCTGTGGAGATATACTGTGTCTCCACATGATACAGCCATGGGAATTTAATAATCCCTGTACCATTACGAATCGTGGAGGAAAACCATGCTTCCTCTACACGATAAAAATCTAATTCAGCAGGATCGAGTGCCATGTTGCTAAGAAATTTCTCAGTAGCAGAACGCTGGTCATCTCCCTTGCCCGCTTCAATATCACCATAAATCTTTGCTGACCACAGCGGATCAGTCATATACATAGCCATTACTCGCGCGAGTAGATTATCAGAATTCGAGGCTACGATCTGAATTTCAATGTTCGATGCACCCGGCCACGGAATATCACGGTTCTCCGTGAGAGGAGTGCCCTTGTACAATCTGGCGAACTCTTTTAGCTTACTCTCACGGAAATTCCGCGTGCGCTCATACCAGTAAGTAGTAGTTTCCTCCACCCACTTCCACATATCCTCTGTGGCGTCCTTCCCGAAATTAATCTTGACTGGACGAATTGCTGGCATTGTTTGTTATCCCTTTGATTCCAAGAAGTGTCGAACCAACACCAGCGAAGTAATAACCAATCGCCATGTTGTAATGTACTGCAATTACCATCGAAGAGAAAAGAATCAATACACCCCAGAATGCGTGTGGAAGATTTCCAATCTCGGTTAGGAACTTTGTAATGCTGTCCATTTTTTCTCCTTTCTTGCTTACGGAGTAGGGGACATTCCAGCAGCTATGGCACCTGCGGAGGGGGCGGCAGGAAGAATAATTACACCCAATTTAATATTATCATATATTTTTTCCACTAGTGGAATAAGCTGTGCTTCAATCACATTCTTAAAGTACGCGTTTACGTCAGTAACAATCGCAGTATCCGCTGTCCAATCCAATCCCTTCGCTGCAACAGCCGTAGCAATATCACCATCAATAGCGAGCGCGCCATTCAGTACTGCTTTGAGCACAGTATTGATTTCAGTGCGATCAGCTACTAGTGTATCAATTACCTTGTCAGTTTTTGCGACGATAGTAAACACCTTCGCAATGTCCTTCGCCAACACAACCGGACTTTCTACTACATCCTTCAAAATACTCGTCATACTCATGTTAATCTCTCCTAGTGATGAAATGTTTGTACCAATTCTATTACTTGTTTAAAAGCCCAGACTACTACACCCCCTGCTACATACTTCATAGTCACACCAACGGCGGCTGTTAGTCTGACTAAATCAAGATGTATAGCATCGACTTTTTCTGTTAATTTCATGCTCCGCTCATCTATCAACACAATCACCTCGGATCGCGTGACGTAATCTTCCGCCATTTAATTATACCCCACAGACGAGTTGTGTATATTTCGTTTATACTGCTCTTTCCGGCGAAGAATCTCGAATTCTATCTCGTCGGTATTTATGTCGAAATCCCAGACCTGCGGGCCATAGCCCAGAGTATCAAGTACATCAATTAGTCTGCCACTAGGGTATGATTCAAATTCTTCGATGAACTCTTCCATACCTACTGTGTTGATCCAAAACTCGCCACGAGAAAATATCGGACCAAGTCCTTCAATTCGCATTTTCTTAGCATTTGCAGTTTTCGGAGTTTGTAGCTCCTTGATTGTAAGTGCTGCATATCTCGGATCGTGTGCTGCTTTCTCCTTGATTATGTAATCCATGTGGTACTTGAGATATTTTTGGGCGGCGACAGTCTCCATATAGATACAATCGAGCTTCCATACGTTGACGGCAAGATCGAGCATAACTCCGATAAATTCATCAGTACCACACGCTTTTGCCCACACATCGAGAAGGTATATTCTACGAGGGTCTTCTGCGATTCCGGTAACTGTGATAGCATGTCGGCAACGCCCGTCGTTTCCTGAGTGGTTAGGATCGACTATCATGTAACGTTTGAGATTGCGAGGGCTAATGTCTTCTTCCACATCGCCGTCTAATACTTTATGTCGAATGTTTACTTTCGTGCGCGTCCGTGTTTTGCCACTCGGATCAAATGGGATTACATCCATATATGTAAAAGAATAATCTTTTACAAATTCAAAACGACGCAAATTCTTGAGCTTAAATTTAACTTCACTCGGATTTATTGGCGCATTAAGATACTGGCAAGAAAAAATGTAAGTACCGAGACGCTTACGATAGCGAGCCAGCTTTTCATAGTTAAACGATTCGGGAAAAATAGGAATCCCGAAAGGATGGAGCGGACAGCAACCGCCCAACGCGCTATGAGTTGTGAAATTGAAGTAGGTTTCATGCTCCCTCAAATGGCTATTTAAATCTTTGTAACTCCAACGATTTCCAACTACAAGCTCGTCATTATCTCGCCCACCGTCATCTTGTTCTGCGTCGAATGCTCCTACGAGATATTTATGATACTCAATAGTTTTCGCCATTGTAACATCTGATTCATATGCTTCTCGTCCTACGAGATCATCTTGAATCA